CCACTGGGTAACATCGAGACAGGTTTTACCTTGTTTAAAGAGCCACAAACTTGTATCACAAAAAGTTGCGTAAGCAGTGCCGATTCTAAGATTCCTAAGAGGAAAATATAATGCTGTACAATTATTTAAGTGTATACGGAACGGTATACGAAACTACTCATAGACTTAAAAACACTAGTAAGTTTGTAGATTGGACTGAAGATAATTTTGAGTACGTCAGATATAATCCACGTAAAGATATAAATCGTTTTGGGTTAAGCTTAACAAGTTACGACGGAGGCGTTACAGGTGTTCCTGACCTAGATAGTTTATACCAGTACAATACTGAAAACAAAACATCGTATGAAGAATATGATTTTAAAACATTTACACCTGTATATAACTATGAAGATCTAAGAAATGTGATCCGCCCTATTGAAAATTATCTGTTTAGAAGCCATATACTAAAACTAGGATCTGGCGGCTATTTTCCGCCACACAGAGACTATCGAGGAATGGATATTGACAGTTTTAGAATAATTATTCCTTTAGAAAATATGAACCCACCTAGTTTTACATTTATCATTGATAATCAAATACAATATTGGAATGATGGTTCTTTGTATTTTGTAGATACTGCTAAGATGCATTACCTTTTTAATGCAAATTCTGACCCAGTATACATGGTAGTCCTTAATGTACAGTTAAACGAAACTACAATAGAGTTTGTAACTCGTAATATGAAACAGGCCTAACTATAATAGTTATCCCACAGGTCGCTTGCCTCTGCAAAATATAAATCAGCAATTTGAAATTTTAACATTTTTCTTTCACTGCCGGGTGGAACTGAATGTCGTTTAGCAACGTTTAGCATTGCACAAGTGTAGTAACAATCACCATGACTTCTAAAGTGTACAGGTGCGCTACCAGTTAGTACAATGTTAATACATACTTTATGACCTAAATCAGTGTGTGCTGGAATTCCAGTTCCTTCGGTTAATTTAAAAAATTTTGGAGTAATTTCTTTGTCAAATATTGTCTCAAATACTGTGCGCAATCGTAAAACTTCGTTGCATTCGTCTTCTAATGTTTGTGTAGTCCAGTCATTCTGTGTACTAAACCAAGTTGCAGCTCTTGTTTTAGATGGTCTATAAATTTCTAATTGAGTCGTATCAAACTCAGATAGTAACATTTCTTTATTATATGGTAGTTCTAAGTGTTTTATCATAAAATTTCTCGCTGTATTGCTCTAGTGTACAGATTGATTGCCAACACTTTGCATCTTCTCTTGGATCACCTGGACAGGTCCAATAAAGACCCTGTAGTAGTATATACTTATTACTGCTTACATCGTTGTGTAAATTAATTGAACGTTGTAACGCATGTGGACGATTTAGCATACTATAAAATGGAATACCGCCTTGCTTTAATACATATTCAGTTTGCTTTGGTATAAGCACTTGACTAAGGAATGTTTTATTTTCTTTATAGTCTGGATGTGATATACTTTTTTCTCGGATAATAGGAAAGTAAAAACTTCGATCGGCTACTCGATATAATCCTTTAAACCAATTCGGATCTCTATAAATGCCGCTTATTGCTGCCGGTTTGTTATTAAGTGTTATTAAATAGAAAGCTGCATATTTACTAATCCTTGCAGCAAAATACTTACCAAAATTTTCTGGATGATATTTTGCAGCAAGTTCTCCTAGATTTCTTATTCTATCTAGATCATGTATTACTTCTATCTGCATTAATTAAAGCAGAATCGATAATCAAATGCTATTCTCCATAAGAATCGATCACCTTGTACAAGATTTCTTTTGTGTAAACTATGCCATTGGTCCATAAAGATAAAGTCACCTGGCTGCCAGTCTGAATGATGATATATGTATTTGTCTTGAAATACATGTGATTTTAAATCTTCCAGCATGTGCATACAATCTTCACCTGTCTCACGATTCCATAACTTTTGAATGTAATGGTATGTAAGATATAAACCTTGTTCATTATCGTACGGATGTGTATATATTAGAGGCTTTGTAATTGCTGATTGAAATGCTTCGTGCTCGGTGTACATTGCTAGTTCTTTGTCACCTTCCTCTAAGTTATAGAATGTATTATTCATAAATTTAAATGCACCGTCTAATTTTAGTAATGTCTTCTGGTCAGTAATTGGTAAATCTCGGTATGCTTGGCGTACGTCACAAAAACTGGTAACACTATCAATGCCCGGATTAATACAGTATAATGCCACACACGATTCATTACCGGCATCTCTGGCATTACCGTTACTATGCCATCCTAATTCACCGTCAGCAAATATACCAATTTTCTCTCCTGTATCGTCTCTTCGATTAGTTACTCTGCATAAGTCAGGATATTTGTCGTCGTTCATAAACTGGCGAGGTTTTACAGTCCTGCCGATAGCACGACCGACTCTAGCTAACTCTTGATTAGTAAGGTCTTGATTTCTAACAATTAGTACATTATCAACTGATATTCTACGCCCCATTTCTCTTATTTCATCTGTTGATGCTGTTTTAAGATCTATATCATAATGTGTTGCAATCATTTCTGTAATCGATCCTCTTCAATAACATCGATAATTAAATGCCACGACTGTTGTTCGTCGTCATCGGAATCATTACCTGCCCAATGCGGCTGGCTAACATTTAATCCCCATATTTCTCCAACATTCGGGACTACAATATAATCATCTTCGGGAGTATTTCCTGTAACCATATAATTTGTATGATGAGTTTGTAACACACAGTGATAGCGAAAATACTCATTATCGTCATCGTGGTCGCAATGGCGTTGTAGTAAACAATTCTTGCCTTTAAATGAAAGCGCACATTCAACTTTGTATGATTTATCGGTGTGAGTTGGAACTACTTCGTCGGTAATTCGTTTAATTAGAATAGCAATGTTAGGATCGATCTCTTTTTCTTCGTGCAAGTACATCCATGTTCCAGTTGGAGGATGCAGCATAGTAGTTAGTCCGTGGCCAAATATTTCATCTTTATAGTTCTTAACAGCTACGTAACGTGCTGGATGCACATTTTTAACTCTGTGGTTATCACCGCTTGGATACACTATCATAAATCTATTAGTTTGCTGATGATACCCTTGATTAAATTTTAAAATAGTTTCAGTATGTTCCCACAATTCGTTCCATACTGCATCTTTAATATCATGAAACGAAGCGTCTAATCTATATAGATGTTTGTTTATAGGATAGTTTTCATCTGACAAATCTACAGGAACAATGTCATCCATTGTTGGCACAAACTCTTCTTCGGCATTATCATATATATCTACTATTTCGGCTTCTTTAGCCCACTTTTCGTTACGACTTCCGTAACCGTTAATTTTTGAATTATCGCTCATTAAATTTCCTCTTCTAAATCAGCTTGGCCGTTGCAAGCAACTATCATTCTAATATCATTACTATTGCCCATATTCCATGCACTGTGTAAGTTTCCTGGGTTAACAAACCAAATGCTACCGTCGGCAGGCAAGTGTTTAACTTCGGGTTCTTTGTCAGTTTTACTTTTAACAGCAGTAAATGCCCAGTCATTAGTCATTAATGGAATATAGTACCTTACACTGTAAGTTGTGTCATAATCGATATGTGGCTTGATCCAACCACCGGGTTCCTTGACTACAAGTCTTGCTCTAGTGAATGGTGACTTAAACATATGTAAAACTTCTTCCACATATGTGTTTTGAAACTGTGGAAGTATTTCTCCGTATGCTCGTTCATCTTCTTTACCATTTTTATAAAGTACTTTTTCTTTGCTTATAGTAATTGGTGTTTGTTTATATTCGTCATTTAAATAAGGTGAACCACAATCGATACTAATTGAATCTGCTAGATTTTGACGTTGTCTAAAACATTCCAACAATCGAGGAGCATCAACTTTAGTGGCAATTTTTATAAAATTAGGTAGTTCATTTCTTCGTTTTAGCATGATGATCCTCGTGATTTCCTTCAAATGGTGCAACTAAGTTTAACCATATTCTGTTAACAGGACCCGTTGCAGTATGACCATAATAGTTTAGCAATCCAAATCCAAGATAGCTCATTACTGATAAAAACAATACAGGCACTATTCCTGTTAGAATCATCGACGTAAAGTATATAGGTTTACGATAGCGATGAAAAAATACAATTCTTGGATTTTTAATTAAGTCGGCTATAAACTTTCTTGGAATATGTTTAATTCTCCACTGTGAAAGAATTACACTGTAGCAAGAATGATATTTAGGTGAGTGCGGATCTAGCTTGGTGTCGGCATATGCATGATGTATTCTATGAACACCACACCATGCTAATGCAGATCTTCCGCCACACAGCAAACCACAGTATAGCATTACGCATTCTAAAAATGGACTAGCCTTAAATTCACTATGTGCAAAATAGCGATGGTACCCAAAGGTAATACCAATACTTACTGTTACTAAGTATACAGAGTATAATATTAAAAATATATGCAAAGTGTTCATAGTAATATTTATCGGTGACTTTTTCTAGATTAAATCAAGTTGGTTTAATATACAGTAAATATAGATATGCTCTCGATTGAAAAGACTGACTGGTATGCGGATTATATAGTACAGTGGCGTCCTACTGATATGTGTAATTATGATTGCAGTTATTGTACACCAAGTAATCATTTACCTATTGTTAAGAAGAAGTTGCCTATTATAAAGGATTTAATCTTTGCTACTGACAATATTAAGCACAGTGTAGATCCTACTAAAAAGGTGCTAGTTTACATTACAGGTGGAGAACCGTTCTTAATAAATGATATACATCTATGGTTTGAACATATGGCCAAATGCAATTTTAATGTAGGTGTGTTTACTAATGGTAGTATGCCAATCAAAACATATATGAAGTGCAAGGATAGCTTTAGTCATGTAAGTATTAAGATAAGCTTTCATCCAGAAACTTCTAACATTGATCATATTGTAGAACTTGCAAACACTATAGTTGAACATAACGGTAAAGTTGAAATACGAGCAATGCTTGCAAACAAACTATTTGATCGAGTAGACGAATTAGAACAAAAACTAAATGGTATTGCAGTAACTAGACTTCCTGTATTTCCGTTATATAATCCTAAAACAAAAACAGTAAATCCCACACACTCAAGTAGTAAGGATCTAGTACACTACAAACAAAAAATTGATAGCGGCGACTTGGGTTATTTTACTAAAGAGGAACTAGATCGTATAAAGGATAGTAATCAGTCACAGCCTGAGTATTTAAAAGTAAATGTAGACGGCGTAGAAACTAATGCTAGTACTATTGTTCGAAACAACCAAAATAAGTTTAAAGGCTGGAAATGCGGAATTACAAATAAAAAAATATTAATTCAAGCTAACGGTAACGTGCAATACGGAGTATGTGAAAACGGAGGCCATATAGGAAACATATTTGATCCTATAGAATTATTCACACAAGAGTATAGTATTTGTCATCAGGATGAATGTCACACAATTGACGAAGTAATGATTACAAAGTTTAAGGTGTAGCAGCAGTACCGTCGTCTAAATTAATCCAAGCGCCGCCTTGACGTCCTTCAAATTTATCATTAGTACTATTGTAAATAACCATTCCGTTTACAGGTGTTAGTGCATCACGTTCGGCAGATGTTAGCGAGCCAAATTGTACATATCCGCTGATATCGGCATCTCCGTTGACATCAAGATGCGCTGTAGGAAAGTTTGTTCCAATGCCTAGTTTACCATTGCGCCATATTAATGCAAGTGCAGAATCTGCAAAACTACCAGTTGGATCTGCCATTATAACAACGTATTCGTCGCCACCTTGAATAGAAGCGTTAACTACAGATCCGTTAATTGGATCGTCTCTACTGAAAAGAACATTACCCCATCCTGTACCATCTGTAGATAAGTCACTAGATGATTGTTTAACAAAATGTATGTTTCCTCTAGCATCAGTTGTGTAAACTTTTAGTTGATTCTCGCCTACAATTGTTGGATAAAAATCAACAATATTACTTGGACTTCTAAAAGTATGAGCGTGTATATCACCTGTTTGACCATTTAATAGCAGTGTACTATTGTCAGCAAACACTGAACCTAATAAGTCGCCGTCTACGTTGCCAAATAAGTTACCTGTTACGTCACCTGTAAATTCTGCATCTGTCCCGTCTGTTCCGGAAGATAGTACAGTTACATCGTTAGTTGCTCGTACATCACCTTTTATATTACCCTCAAGATTACCTGTTGCGGTAATAGCACCTGTAAATGTTCCAGTATGATCACCACTAGCATTGCCTGTTACGTTACCTGTTACGTTACCTGTGAATTCACCTGCTACATAATCTAGTACTTTTGTAACTCCGTCGTCTTTTAAAATGTCACCTTTGATACCAATATCAGTTGCTATTATTCCAGTTGCATCTATCTGATTAGTTACTACTAATGTAGTTACATTAACGTTAGTGGCATTTATATCACCTGTAGTAGTAATGTCGGCATTACTAGTGATAGTACCTACATCACTAATAGAATATCCATTTGCGTCAAGATTACTAGTTAGTGTAGAGCCAATCACTTCAGCCGCTGCAACCCATCTAGTATTTGCAAGATCATATTTTAGTACCCAACCGTCTTGTGGAGGATTTGAGAAGTCGGTGTCTGTTAAGCTAACAAGTGTAGGATAGTTTAAACCAGTGTCGTCTGGGTCAGCAACCCATTCGTCGCTTGATAAGTCGTATCGTAATATCCATCTATCTTGCGGAGTATTTGAAAAGTTTACATTTGTTAGATCACCTAGTACACTTGCGCCACCGCCACTACCTGCGGTATCAACGCCAACGACCCAATTGCCACCGTCATATTTTAGTACCGAACCTGAAATTGCTCCAGTTACGTCTACGTCAGATAAGTCGTTTATTGTAGTTGGGACTACAGTACTATCTCCAACACCGCCACCGCCGCCTTCTCCAGTAACTAGTGTACCTCCAATTGTGGATCCGTCTCCGACATACAGTTTTTTTGTATCTGTAGTAAAGATAAGCTCGCCTTGAGCTGGTCTAAAGTTATTAGCTACTCTTTCGGCATCAGTACCGCGTCTAATTCGTAAAGGCATACATATTCTCCTAGAACTCTTGTGTTATAGTATTTATGCTTTATATACCTTTTTTAAGAAAGGTCCTTGTACGTTTTTGTACATCATGTTTAACTTTAGGCGTATCAATACTAAAGTCAATACTTTTAATAACGTTATCGTACTCTTGAAAAAATGTTTCAAGAGATGTTTCCAAAGATTCAGAGTCTTTGTACTTTGTTTTTTCTCGAGAAACATCAATAGTATAAATTTTACCGTTATTAAAAAACACATTTATACTATTGATGTACTCAATTGGCACTGACTTAATTTCGATAGCATCGAAAACCTCCGGCCAGTGATTTACTATTTCTGGAGGTAATTTACTTGCTTTACTCACTAGCTTCTACTTTACGCTTTTTCTTAGTTGGAACAAGATCTTCAGCTTGTTCGCGAAGCTTCTTAGCTTCTTTAAAAAGTGCATCAGCTTGTGAACGATAGTTTGCAGCTATTTCCTCATCTGTTAGTACAGTGTCTTCGGTTGCTGCTGGTGGTGTAGTAGTTTCTAATGATTCGCTTTTTTCAGAATTATCACTACTCTGTACAGCTAAATCGTCAACTGCTATTCCTTGCTGTTGTGCAATTAAATCATTCAACTCATTTAACGGAATTGATGTTGTTCTATTAGGAATCATCTCAACATCGTTAGTGGGTTGTTTTTGTAGCTTTCCAGTCTTATGAAAAGCTACAAGCATGGGACGTCCATCAGGTAGTACAGAGCGATCAAGAACTGTTGCTAATTCATTTGCTTCTTGTCCAGCTGCTGACTCAACGACTTTCATAAGTGAGTCGTGTTCGTCAGCAGTTAGACTTTCGGTAGCAATAACGATACAGTTTTCTGGTTCGTTCGGTACAACCCGATATGCAACTACTACACGCCGTTTACTTTTAATTAGTCTTCCGACATGCTTTAACATCTAGTTACCTTACCCTGCTGCTTCTGTTGCTGGCGCTGCTTGCTGTGATGCTGCAATCGCTGCTAGAAATGTTTCTAGTTTTGTATAAGTAGCACCTACTGTTTGCATTTCGTTTGGACGGAATGCACCACGTTGACTTGCAACGTCAATAATTACTTTTAGTGCTTGTAGATCTTGTACTGTTAGATCTGCTGGCGCTTGGCCTTCAGCTGCTGGCGCTGCCGCTGCTGTTGTTTCCGCATCTACATTTGCTTCTGCGGCTTCTTGATTCATTTGGTCTTCCATTGTATCCATTTCTCCAGTTGTGGTTTCTTCGAAAGTAGTTTCTTCAGTCATTGCTGTCTCCTTTGCTACATGTAATTATCTGACCGATATTAGTTATATTTTAAATGTGGACAAGCTAACATAAAGTATGAAAGTTCTTTTGAAGATTCAAATCCGATATGTATCGCCCTTTCCATATTGTTTTTTTCGTCAAGTACAAGTGTTCTACCTATATAATAACGACTCTTTAAATGTGTTTCAACCCACTTTTGAATAGCTTCTCCAATATTGTATTGTAAAGGAATTTTAGCATACTCAAAGTGTTCGGGCGGAAAGTATTCCCGCCGTTTATCAAACACGTTATAAGGATTTGGCTCTTTAATATTCAAGCAGCGTGATCCTCATAATGCACAGTCATACCAAACGGACCCTCTAGGTGTCTGTCATGATTGCTATGAACTAAAAATATTGTATCGCAATAGTCAGGATCGCCCCAACTATCCCAAGCATATCCGTCTGTAAACATAATGAATTTCTTAGGAACAATATCTTCGTTTTTCATATAAGTCCAGTTAGCCATGAAGTCTGTACCACCACCGCCTATTACTTCGTAGTCGGCAATCTCTTCTCCATTGTCAGCTGTAAATGTTTGCTCATTATAAACCTTAGTATCAAAACACCATACTGTAATCTTATAGTCTTTAAACTCGTCCATAATGCCTTTAATTTCACTTAAGAAGTCTTTAGCTTGTTCGTCACCAATCGAACCACTCATATCAATTGATATACATAACTCAATACTATCCTCGAAGTTTTGTCCAGGAAGTACTGCACCAGTATGCCAACTCTTGCGTGAAGGGCGCATAAAGGTAAAATCACTTTTAATTGTAGATTGTATCTGTTGACGTATTAGTTCACGCCAGTTCATTTTAGGTTCTGTAAGATCTTTGATCATACGTGCAACGCCTGCAGGAACATTACCAGCACCTGCGGTTTGTGCAGCATTAATCATTGCTTCTTTCATTTCGTCTCGAATTTGTTCTAGTTCTTCTTTCGAGTAAGTCGGCCGGCTTGATTTACCTTTGCCGTCTTCGCCTTCGCCGCCTTCGCCGCCTTCGCCGTCACTATCTCCGTTTTCCCAATCGTAATGCTCATCTAGCATTTCGCCCATTTGTTGAATAGCTTCTTCACCGTTTTTCTTAGCTTCTTCAAACAAATCGTCGTATACTTCTTCTGACATCCAGTCGCGATATTTAAAGTCCTGGAAGCAGTCAACTAATTTAGGTATAGTACCAATGCGTTCTGCTACTAAGATATTGTTAACAATATAGTCTGCTGCGATGTTATACAGCATGGGGATTCGATCTTCTCTACGTGTTAAGTGATCAAATACGCAATGCAAAATTTCATGTGCAATAACAAACTCAATTTCTTTATTGTCCATTGCATTAAAAAACTGTGTGTTATAGTATAAATTGCGGCCGTCAGTAGCAGCAGTCATACACCAGTCGTCGCATGCTTGTATACGTAGTCGAGTAGCTAGATTACCGAAGAACGGATGACGTAGTAATAAACCAACTCTAGCAGTAATAATTCTGTCTAGTACTTCAACCTGCATAGCAGCAAGTTCGTCTTTTGTTATATCTGGATTAGGTGCCCAATTTTTAAGTTTAGTTTGTGTTTCTTTGGCAGACATGTTCATTGACATTTTCATTGAAACTACATTCGCAAAATCTAACATGTTCGTTCTCCGTTGTTACTCATATAATATAGCATTTATGCATATATTTGTCAAGAGAAAGTGGACGATATACGCCCACTTTCTTGACTCATCTTACGCACCTTGCGCTGCTTTAATATATTTGCCATACCGGTCATGAAACTCATCAAAGCATTCTACAGCGTCTGGATCAATTGGAAGGCTGTATTGTGTCAATGCTAACTTAATACCCATAACAACCATTTCGGTATCAAAGTTATCCATTGAAAAGCGTAAGAAGTTATTAACTTTTTTATCAAAGTCTTTGTCGTTCTTATCACTTGCTTCTTTAAGTTCATAACAGAGTGATACTGTTAAGGAATACATAGCACTGATCTCTTTAGTTTTCAGCTCTTTAACTGCACCTTTAAGGATGTCAGTTGGGTTAGGCATGTTTGCAGCAATCTTACGATGAGCCATAAACTTGACTGCAAGTCCTTCGCCTACTGACCCTGACACTAAGTCAGTTGTAGTAGACTCATCTGCATCTTCATCATCTAATAGTTCAGATACAAAAGACCAAGATCGAGGAGTTGCAAATGACCTACTCGGCGAGCGTGGATCAAAGTTGTAAAGATCCTGTTTAGCAAAGGTTAAGTAGCCTACAACATCTTTGTGTTGTTTATTAACTACTGCCCACTCAAGCCAGTCATCAAAGAATACGTTAAGTTCAAGATGAACAAAACGATTAGCGAGCGGAGCCGGCATACGATATGTAACACCTTTATCTGCTTCGCGGTTGCCTGCCGCAATAATTACAACGTTATCGGGCAGTTTATAGTTTCCTACGCGACGATTAAGAATAAGCTGATATGCTGCTGCTTGTACAGCCGGTGCAGCTGAGTTCATTTCGTCTAGGAAAAGTACAATGTGGTCGTATAGTGATGCCAACTCTTCGTCTGGCAGTTCTTCTGGTGCACCCCATACCATTTTACCAATATTACTATCAAAGTACGGAACGCCCTTAATATCTGTTGGCTCCCAAAGAGACAAACGGATATCAATTAAAAGTGAATTAGGTAAGTCATTAGTAACCTGCTCAACGATATCTGACTTACCAATACCTGGAGGTCCCCAAAGAAAGATCGGACGCTTTTTTGCGAGCGCACGTCTAATGCTTGCTTTAGCTTTATTTGGAGTTACGGTGCGTAACATTTCTGACATTGTGTATTCCTTTTGTGTTTGTGCTATATACTTAATATAACATCAAACAAACACATGTCAACCTATTTTTTCACGAGTCATAGCTTTTACTAGGCCATATTTACGAATATCTCCGGAAAAAAGACTTAGTTCGACAGCTTTCTTTTCGTTGGTTACTGTTATACTGCGATTAGTTAGGTAATACGGGCAGTCAATAAACTGATCTAAAAATATAATAACTTGAGTAGTCAACGGCATATCTTTAGGGTATGGTACATCGTATGTAGCTAATTCGATACTCTTTAATGCATTAAAACCTTCATCAGTTAATCGTAAACCGCCGATATCTTTTTCTCTAGTATTCTGCCACCATATAGGCATATACTGTTTTAATGTCACAGAGTCAGTTGACTTGCTCATTTCTTTTAAAAATATTTTAGTATAAATTTCTTTTTTGTTCATTCTTCAAACACAACTTCACCTTGGGTAAGAACATGTACTGCAAAGTCTTTTGATTGAAACATATCGTTAAGTCTTTTTGCTAAATTATGTGCATGTCCCGGATTTGAAAAACTAGTTTTCTTATACTTTGGCCCAGGATAGTTTGTAAGAACATTTGAACTTTTTAAATTAAAAGGCTTGCCTTTATAAAATACAGCCCAAATTGCATCGGCCTCTAGAATCTGTTCGCACTTATACGTTGCATTATCAGTATGTTCTAGTATCACCGTTGGCTTAGGTCTGCTCATAGAAAGGTCTTCCTTGTCTATATTATTTAGCAGACTTTCGTCTATTTCAATTGTTAAACCCCGAACCGCCATCTAATCTTACCTCTATTTCTTCTGTTTTTGATGAAGTATTTACTAAAACTTTTTCTAAGTCACTGACTAATCTGGACATAACAATGCCCAGTGTAAATGATAAGTTTTTAGCTTGAGCGATCGGCATTTTTATTTCTCGAGCGTTACTAGCTTCAGCAGATTTTACCTGTTGTATAAACTGCTGAAGTGCTAAGGTGTTTAGTGGCTCACTTTGCATTCCACAAAGCCTCTTTCATCTCGGAATCAGTTTTAAATGGACCTTGCGATTGATACCGCTCAATGGTCACTAATTTTGGGCAAAAAGATTTAACCCAACCCTTTTCAAACTTGATAATATAATAACCTGCACAGTAAAGGCTTTTTGACTTGTCACTTTTAGTAAAGAGTGGGAGATTAGATTTTACATTAAACATTGTATTATAAGGTCGAACGCTACATGGATAACCATGTACATCTAACGATGTATCAATACTGTCGGATAGTGAAATTGTACTTCTAAAGTCAATTCCTAAATTGTTTTTAATTTGAGCCTTATTTGCAAAAAACTGAATTCCTTTCGGATCCGAATAAACAAATTTTTCATCGTCAAACGCTAGTGTGCCAACTTTTTCACCTTCCTGTTCAACAATCCAGAATTTGTCTTTAAGTAAAACTTTTAATTTCATTTTAATCTTTCTTCTATTGTTCTTGTGGATATTTTGCTTGTAATGGTACTGCAAAGGTTGCAGCTTGATCAGCTACCCGTTGCATATCCCACTTAGCGCAAAACTTCATTAATCTCATACCAACTTGTGATATATTTTTAGCAACCATATGATCTTCAATTGTATCATTAATGATGCTTCGAATATTACCAGGTTGCGCTGTTAAATCACATAGCACAACATTTCGCTGATAATCTTCTAATACACGATGTTCTGCGCCAGTATGATCTACCCAACGCTGCAACATCATGTTATTCCAATTAAATCCTTTAGTGTCTTTATCTGCAAATGCTTCGATAAGACCAACTTTATTTTTAGTACCCTTCTTACGTACACCAGGATATGCACTGAACACATTGTCGCTAGTGTCGCCACGCATGCACTTTTCAAACAACATAAATTCAGGATCAGGAGCAGCCTTAGCTTCACCTGTTTTCTTATCAACTACTGCATGACCTTTATCGTCAAAGTAGCCTTTATATGTAATAGTTGTATTGCTTACACCATTGTACTGTTGTACATTAGACGCAATTAGCTGTGCAAAGTCACCGTCAGTAC